GAAGGGAGACTACGTGATCCTTGAGTCGTACGGAGTAGTAGATCCTAACATCTACACGCAGGTATGGTCTGATCGCTGGCTGCAGCGCTACGCGGCATGCCTAATCAAGCAGCAGTGGGGATGGAACCTCACCAAGTTCATCGGCATGCAGATGCCAGGTGGAATCCAGTTCAACGGCGCCAAGATTCTCGACGACGCTACGGCTGAACGCGAGGCGCTCGAGAAGGAGATGATCACGAGCTACAGCCTGCCCGTCACCGACATGATCGGCTAGAATACATATGTCTACCGGCGTCTCGAACTTTTTCTTCAACAACTACATGTCCTCGCAGGAGCAGCAGCTCCTGAACAACCTCGTCGTCGAGGCGACGAACATACACGGGCTCGACTGCTACTACGTGCCTCGTAACATAAACAACAAGGACAAGCTCTACTACACAGACGACCAGTCTTCGTACACCAACGCTTACATGGTCGCGCTGTACGTCGAGAACGTCGATGGGTTCCAGGGCGACGGCAACCTCATGTCGAAGTTTGGTCTAGAGATCAGGGACCAGATCGTGCTGTCGATACCAATCACGTCGTTCAACTCAGAGATCGGCGCCTATACCGCGCAGACTCGCCCGAACGAGGGCGACGTCATATTCTTCCCGTTCAACAAGAAGTGCTTCCAGATCAAGTACGTGGACAAGTTCGAGATGTTCTTCATGCTCGGCAAGGTCTACACCTATCGCTTGACGTGCGAGCTGTTCGAGTACTCCAACGAGACGTTTAACACCGGCATCGCTGATATAGACGCGATACAGACTAACTTCAGCACTAATATCTTGGACTGGTCGCTGTTGGACGAGAGCGGTCAGCCAGTCCTGACTGAAGACTCAGACTACATCGTGTCTGAGAAGTACGACCTCGAGACTATCGATCCAACCACCGAGAACAAAGAGATCCAGACAGAGAGCAGCTCGTTCATCGACTTCAGTGAGGCCGATCCATTCGCTGACGGCGAGGGAATCTAGACGTCATGAGCGTTCTCGGTAATCCCACCTGGTACCACCAGCTTATACGAAAGTACATAGTCGTGTTTGGCCGTATATTCTCAGACATCGAGATCCAGCGCACGATCAACGGCAACCGCACTCAGATCATGGTGGTTCCGCTCACGTACGCGGCTAAGGAGAAGATGCTGACGCGCGTCGCGACCGATCCAAACATCGATCGCCAAACCGCCATAATACTTCCCGTCATGTCGTTTGAGATCGACGGCATCAGGTACGACGGCAGCCGCAAGCTGCCAACGGTCACGCGCATAGCCACTTCTAACGCCGACAAGAACGTGCTGAACTACGGCTACAGCCCAGTCCCGTATAACATCGACATGAAGCTTTATGTCTACGTCAAGAACAACGAGGACGGCACTAAGATCATAGAGCAGATCCTGCCGTTCTTCACGCCGGACTGGACCATATCGATGAACCTAGTACCAGAGCTTGGCGTAACTCAGGACGTGCCGATAGTTCTAAACAACGTCTCGTTCGAGGACAGCTACGACGGCGACTTCAGGGAGCGCCGCGCGATCATCTGGACTCTAGACTTCACGATCAAGGGATACTTCTACGGTCCGGTTCGCAAGTCTGGCGTCATCAAGTTTGTCAACACCAACATACATATCGTGACCACCAACACAGCGGCTCAATCTGTTGGAGTCGATCCGGCGTCGGCCAAGGTGACGATACAGCCGGGACTGCTCGCCAACGGCTCCCCGACTACTAACTCGCAGCTGACGATACCATACAGCGAGATCTCAATCAACGACGACTACGGCTACGTAACAGTGGTGAACGATCCTATAATTAACCAGTAGAGTATATCATGAGTGATGACAGTGCAAACAACGATCCCATATCAAGGGCGCTGAACATGGTTCCCATGACAGCTGACCAACAGGTAGCCGAGCTCATAGACAACGCTTTCGACGAGTCTGCCAAGACAGACTTCACGACCGCGCGATCAAACCTATTGAGTCTAATCAACTCGGGCACGATATCGTTCGAGAGGCTGACCGAGATCGCAGCTCAGTCACAGCACCCGAGAGCTTTCGAGGTGTTGTCGAACATGCTTACCACGCTGGTGAACGCCAACAAAGACTTACTCGAGCTGCAGACTAAGATTCGAGAGATCAACGCGACTGACGGCAAAGGTCCGGGCGGTGGCCCGCAGGTGGTCAACAACAACCTGTTCGTGGGATCCACGCAGGAGCTGCTCAAGACTCTCAAGAACATGAACGCAAAGCCTGTAGATGACTGAAGTTCAGCACTACCAGGGTAATCCAAACCTTAAGCGAGCTGGCCAGCAGATAGAGTGGGACGAGCAGACCGTAAAGGAGTTCGTCAAGTGCTCGCGCGACCCGGCGTACTTCGCCGAGAACTACATGAAGATCGTGTCTCTAGACGAAGGCCTGGTCAACTTCACGCTTAGAGACTATCAGAAAGACATGCTCTACGCGATGAGGGACAACCGCTACTGCGCGTTCAACCTCTCGCGTCAGTCAGGCAAGTCGATCACGGTCTGCGCGTTCCTCCTGTGGTATATCCTGTTCAACGACGAGCCCAAGGAAGTCGCGATCCTCGCCAACAAGGGCGACACCGCGAGAGAGATCTTGGGACGTATTCAGAACGCTTACATGCATCTGCCCAAGTGGCTGCAGCAGGGCGTCACGGTTTGGAACAAGGGATCGTTCGAGCTTGAGAACGGCTGTAAGATCATCGCGGCCGCGACGTCGTCAGACAACATCCGCGGTCACTCCATCTCAATATGCTATCTCGACGAGTGCGCGTTCATCGATAACTACGACGTGTTCTTCGCCTCAGTGTTCCCGACGATTTCGTCCGGCTCAGACACAAAGATCATCATGACCTCGACGCCCAAGGGACTCAACCATTTCTACAAGACGGTTAAGCTCGGCAAGGAGGGCAAGAACGGGTTCAAGGTCATCGAGGTGCCATGGCATCGAGTGCCTGGCCGCGACGACAACTGGCGAGTAAAGACTCTTCAGGCTCTAGACGGCGATGAGGAGAAGTTCGACCAGGAGTTCAACATTCAGTTCCTGGGATCATCAGGCACGCTGATATCCGGATGGAAGCTGAAGGAGCTGGTCGATCAGAAGCCTGTCATGAAGAATGATGACGGACTCAACCAGTATAAGATTCCTGAGAAAGATCACATGTACGTGATTATAGCAGACGTGGCTCGAGGCAAGGGTCTAGACTACTCGGCCTTCTCAGTTATAGACGTGACTAACATGCCGTACGATCAGGTATGCTCGTTCAGAAGCAACGGGATACTCGTGGCTGACTACGCCGACGTGATACACCAGACCGCTAGGCTCTACAACAACGCCTGGGTCCTGGTGGAGATCAACGACATCGGCGAGCAGGCCGCTTGGGCTCTCCAGAACGACTTCGAGTATGAAAACATCTTGATGACGGAGAACGGCGGCCGATCGGGCAAGAAGCTGAGCGGCGGCTTCGGCGGGAGCGGTAAGGACTTCGGAGTTAGAACCACTAAGCCGGTCAAGATGACCGGGTGCTCCATGCTCAAGATGCTAATCGAGCAGAACCAGCTTGTCATAAACGACGCGGCAACCATCTCCGAGCTCACGACCTTCTCAAAGAAGAACAACACGTACGAGGCTGAGCCTGGGTGCAACGACGATCTGGTCATGGGTCTGGTCCTGTTTGGATGGATGACCAGCCAGCAGTACTTCAAAGACTTGAACGACATAAATACTCTGATTAAGCTCAGGGAGAAGACCAAGGAAGAGGTCACCGAAGACCTAGTACCATTTGGATTCATCACCGACGGTCATGAGGAGGCTGAGTTCACAGCCGACGGAGATCGCTGGGTGACAGTAGAGAACGATAATCTATAAATAATGACAAGAATTAAAGCAGATGAGAAAATCTGATCAAGGAGAATAACAGATGCCATTCCAGCTAAGTCCTGGCGTTAACGTTACCGAAATCGATCTGACGACAGTAGTCCCGGCCGTATCAACGTCGGTCGGCGCTATCGCCGGCGTGTTCGGCTGGGGTCCAGTGGGTCAGAGAGTTATCGTCGATCGCGAGACGATTCTAGTCACTCGCTTCGGCAAGCCAACCAACCTGAATCCGGAGACATGGTTCACCGCGGCCAACTTCCTCGGCTACGCAAACCAGCTCATCGTCGCGCGCGCTGCCAACACCTCTGGCGCGTCGCCGACAGTAACAGCCACCGCGGTAAGCGGCAGCAACGTACTGACCTGCAACACTACCGGCCTGGTAGCCGGTATGTATGTGTCGCAGTCAAACAACACGACTGCTCTCACTTTTGGAAACAACGTCACGATCAGCTCGGTCAACTCAACCGCCGCGATCATGTCGACGGACGCCGGCGCGAACACGACCGTTCAGCTAAACTTCGCCTCGCCTAACGCCTCATATACCGCTGTGGGCATGGTATCAGGCGGGTTTGTGGCGAATCTATCTGCGCAGATCGTCAAGAACGAGAACGCCTACACATCCATAGACGGCACGTTCGACTCAGACCTACTCTACGTAGCTCGCTTCCCAGGTGGCGTAGGCAACTCGCTCCGCGTATCCATCTGTGACAGCGCTAACGCCTATCAGTCGACTGTAAATCTGGCCAGCGCGGTGTGGACCTCGACATACATGTCGATCGACATCGGCTCCAACACGGCTACGATCTACTCTTCTACGGGTCTTACTGCCAACTCGACGACAAACACCTTCGTCACCGGTCTTCTAGCCAACGTGGCTGTGGGCGACATGGTGCAGGTAGGCAACGCGGCCATCGGCACGCAGTACCTGAAGATCACGTCGATCGGCGTAGCGTCTACAAACGCCTCGGTCACAGTGGCCAACGTCCAGTTCGAGGACACATATCGCCTATCTACCAACTTCAGCACGGTCGACAACGGCAATAACTTCCTGAGACACTGGGAGTTCTTCAACGTCGTCGACTCGGCCCCAGGTCAGTCAGACTACGTCGCGAGCTTCGGCAACACTGCGGCTAACGACGAGCTGCACGTGGTGGTCGTGGACAACGGCGGCAAGTTTACCGGAGTTCCGGGAACGCTGCTCGAGGTCTACAAGGGACTCTCGCGCGCAACTGACGCGAAGGCAGCCGACACGACTGCCAACTACTACAAGACCGCCATCAACGACGCGTCGCAGTATGTGTGGTGGGCTAACGATCGCTCTGGCGCGGCCTCGGCCAACGCCATGAACGTCGCTTCCTCGACGAACGGAGCACCGCTGAGCCTGCAGTTCTCACTCGGAACTGACGGCGACACCGAGGCGACAGTTCCTCTCTCGGTTCTATCGACCGGCTACGACCAGTTCGCGTCGGCTGAAGAGGTCGACGTCTCGATCATCATGCAGGGCAAGGGCGTGGGTGGATCGACAGTATCGGGCGGTCAGACAGTGACTAACTTCCAGCTGGCGAACTACATCATCGACAACCTGGTAGGTCTGAGAAAGGACTGCGTCGCGGTCATCTCTCCGGACAAGTCGACGGTGGTAAACAACATCGGCTACGAGTCCTCGACGATCGTCAACTGGAGAAACGTGCTTCACGACTCCTCGTACGCGATTCTGGACTCCGGCTATAAGTACCAGTACGACCGCTACAACGACATCTATCGCTGGATCCCGCTCAACGGCGACGTGGCTGGCCTGTGCGCTCGCACAGATCAGACGAATGACGCCTGGTGGTCACCGGCTGGATTCAACCGCGGTCAGATCAAGAACCTGGTCAAGCTCGCGTTTAACCCGAACAAGACAGACCGCGACGTTCTATACAAGAACGGTGTGAACCCGGTCGTATCATTCCCTGGCCAGGGCGTGGTGCTATACGGAGACAAGACGCTTCAGGCCAAGCCGTCGGCGTTCGACCGCATCAACGTGCGCAGGCTGTTCATCGTCCTCGAGAAGGCCATCTCCACGGCCGCGAAGTTCTCGCTGTTCGAGTTCAACGACGCCTTCACACGCAGACAATTCGTCAACCTCGTCACACCATACCTCAGAGACGTACAGGGCCGCAGAGGCATCTACGACTTCAAGGTGATCTGCGATGAGACGAACAACACGGCTCAGGTCATCGACACTAACCAGTTCGTCGGTGACATCTACATCAAGCCAGCTCGCTCGATCAACTTCATCCAGCTGAACTTCGTCGCTGTCGGCACCGGCGTTCAGTTTAGTGAAGTCATTAGACAATTTGCTTAATAAGCAGAATAAATAAGAGAAAAAACAAGGAGCTAAAATGGCTTTCAACATCGACCAGTTTAAAGTAAATGGTCTACAGTACGGTGGAGCTCGCCCGGCCCTATTCCAGGTCGCGGTGAGCCCTCCTCCGGCTATTGGTCTAGACCTCACGTCTACGCGTAAGTTTGAGTTCACGGCTCGCACCGCCACTCTTCCAGAGATGACGGTGGGCTCTGTCGAGATCCCATACTTCGGCCGTAAGATCAAGATCGCGGGCGACAGGACGTTCAACGACTGGGGCGTGACCGTGATGAACGACGAGGACTTCGGCGTACGCGCGATGTTCGAGAAGTGGTCCAACGCGATCAACCGCATGGTCACAAACACTCGACAGGCCGACATCATCATAGAGAACTATAAGGCAGCGGTCGACGTCATACAGTACTCAAAGGACGGGTCTATCATCCGCTCGTACCAGATCGTCGGCGCGTTCCCAACGGCCGTAGAGGCGATCTCACTCGACTGGGATACCACAAACCAGGTCGAGACCTTCACGGTCGGATTCGCCTACGACTACTGGGTACCTCAGGTTGAGGTCTCTGGTAAGATCGCCGGCGGTATCAATCAGTATTCCGGCAACATCTAGTCTAGCCGGTTCTTTATTATTCAGGCGGGTGATTAGTCTCGCCTTTGGAGAGAAGTATGGTAAACCTGTTCGGATTTGAGTTCCGAAGAAATAAGCCTGACGAAGTAGCCCCGTCGTTTGTCCCGAGAGAGACAGACGACGGTGCCGTTACAGTATCCGCAGCAGCGGCATACGGTACGTACGTAGACTTAGACGGAACGGTTCGAACAGAGGCTGAGCTAGTAACCAAGTATAGAGAGATGGCGCTGCAGCCTGAGATCGACGGCGCAGTAGACGAGATCGTCAACGAGATGATGGACATCTCTGAGGACAAGATCGTCGGTATCGAGCTCGACCACATCGACAACCTGTCGGACACGGTGAAGAAAGCAGTGCAGAAAGAGTTTGAGTACTGCCTGTCTCTTCTAGACTTCAACCGCCGATGCTATGAGATCGCTCGCCGCTGGTACATCGATGGTCGCCTCTACTACCACGCAATAATCGACGAGAAGAATACGTCGGATGGTCTAAAAGAAATTCGCTACATCGACCCGCGAAAGATTCGCAAGGTCCGTGAGATCGCCAAGAGACCTATTCAGTCTCAGCCGGTAGACTCTCAGATAACTCTGCCTGTAACACGCAACGAATACTTCATGTACAACGAGCGTGGTTTCAACTACGGTAACAAGGTGGTAGGTCCCACTACGTCTGGTCTAAAGATCGCGCGCGACTCAATCATCCACGTCGTGTCCGGTCTGACCGACACACAGGGCACGATGGTCCTGTCATACCTACACAAGGGTATCAAGGCGCTGAACCAGCTCAGAGTTCTTGAGGACTCGCTTGTGATTTATAGAATCAGCCGCGCTCCGGAGCGCCGCATATGGTATATCGACGTCGGCAACCTTCCAAAGATGAAGGCCGAGCAGTACGTCCGCGACATCATGGTCAAGCACAAGAATCGACTGATCTACGACGGCGCGACCGGCGAGGTGCGCGACGACCGCAAGTTCATGACGATGCTCGAGGACTTCTGGCTACCACGCCGAGAGGGCGGGCGAGGGACCGAGGTAACTACACTGCCGGGCGGTCAGACTCTTGGCCAGATGGACGACGTCCTCTACTTCCAGAAGAAGCTGTACCAGACGCTAAACGTTCCGGTCAACCGCCTCAACTCAGACGCGCTGTTCTCGCTCGGTAGAGCCACAGAGATAACGCGCGACGAGCTCAAGTTTGCTCGATTCATCACTCGCATACGCGGCCGCTTCGGCGTCTTGTTCCTCAAGCTGCTGGAGAAGCAACTCGTGCTCAAGGGCGTCATGACGCTCGACGACTGGAAGATCATTGAGCCTAAGATCAAGTTTGACTTCGCGAAGGACAACTACTTCGAGGAGATGAAGCAAGCCGAGGTCCTAGAGAACAGAATCAACCTCATGTCTCTGATGGAGAACGCTCAGCTCATTGGTCGCTACTACTCGGTTGACTGGGCGCGTAAGAACGTGCTGCAGCAGACCGAGGACGAGATCGAGGAGCAGGACGAGATGATAGAGGAGGAGGGATCTGCGCCGGACATGATGCAGCCTCCTGATCAGATGGAACCGGGTGGACCACCTCAGGCCGGCGGCCCGCAGAAACCACTGTCTGGAGACGAGGCCGCAGTTCCAAGCGGCGACGACAAGGTCGCTAAGGTCAGACGAGCCAAGGTAGAGTATAAGATGCTCATGAAGAAGGAGAACAAGTCTCTTCAAGATCAGGCCAAGCTTAAGAGTCTTTCTCAGATAGTAGCTAAGAACAAGGGTATAGTATAACAACTCGATATGGAGAGCGCGATGGAACCAAACCTCAAGACACTCATGCAGGCGGCTCAGTCCTCCAAGCCTTCTGAATTTCAGACTCAAGCCGCAGAGCTGCTAGGCCAGAGAGTGGTGGCTGCTCTGGACACCAGGCGTCAGGAGATGGCTCAAGCCATGTTCTTCGCCGGCGAGGAGATTCCACAGGGTGAGCCCGAAGAGGTAGAGGTTGACGCTGGTGAAGACAGCGCTGAAATAAATAGTGCTGAAGATCAAAACGACGAAGTCGAGACTGGGATCGAGGAACCTAATGGCCAAGACGCTTAAGCAGATTCTGGACGGAGTAAAGTCCTCAAAACTCAAGACCAAGGACATCCTCGGCACTAAGCCGGGTGTTGACTACTCGCCCAAGGCAGGCGACGAGCGTAAGTTCGCCGACAAGCACCACGTAGATCAGCACGCCGATCGAGTTGGTAACGGCTCTGACGTATACTCAGCCACCAACGTTAAGTCCTATATGGACGCCGACAAAGCCGCTCATCATGGCTATAAGGCTGGAGAAGACGAGAAGGTCTACGAGGCCTTTGATTCTAACATTGACTATGGTCACGACAAGCACGCCTTAGATCACGCGGCGGAGGCTAGAACTCACCACGTCTTGGCAGCGCGCTCAAAGCACATGAAAGATGATAAGGCTGCGCAGTATCATCAAGACGCCGCAGGCGCTCACCACATGGCAGATCTAGCCCATCATCTCGCGAAAAATAGTCACTCGTCTGGCAGCCCGACTAGACACGACGACAGCGTAAAAGCTCACAAGGCTTCGAAGGACGCCCACAAGCTCTCAGACATAGCGTATCTAGGCCCGTGGAATACCAATGAAGAAGTCATGGCGCTTCGCACTGAAGAGAAGACCAAGTGCAATAAGACTAAGGCTGGTGTCGAATGTCCAGTACACGGCATGAAGAATTGCTTAAAGGAAGATGATACTCTTCCATCACAGGCACGTACAGCATCATCTACAAGTTCATCGCCGCCGCCAAGCGGTACGCCTACGTTTGAGTGTAACATGTCTGAAGCCGGTAAGATGTGTGAAGTGCACGGCATGAAGGCATGCCCACCAAAGAAGATGCTAAAGGAAAAGCCAGTTAAGGAAGAAGTTGTTAGCGAACTTCTCGTACAGAACTATGTCTCTGGCTCTAAGGGCAAGAGCGCCGAAGTTCATAAGAACATGAACGCCGGTACCTACAGCGTAAAGAAGATGGTGGGTAGCAAGCTAGTGTCTTCGTCTGAGCACGACGACTCAGCCTCAGCCCACGCCGCTGCTAAGAAGCATCTCGGCGAGGGATATGGAACTGATCTGTCACGAGGTCTATCGACTAGTTCATTAATCAAGAAGAACACAGGCCATAAGGTGCACTTCACGCCTAAGGGTCAAATGATTCATACTGATTCTAATAAAGTAATTACACAGAACGCTGATAATCATTCAGTGCCTGAGCTAATTCAGCACGCCAAGAACTTCAAAGAAGAAGTTGAGCTCGACGAGAAAGCCCTGGCCAAGAGCAAGCAGACTATGCTAGTAACTGCCAAGGGAACCAAGTCTGCCGGCGGCGTGATGCGCATCAAGAAGTCTGAGTACGATCCGAAGATTCATAGCCTCGCCGAAGGTGATCTCGAGGAGCGCAAGATGACATCCGCTGAGATGGACAAGCGCGAGCACATCGTTAAGGGCATGAAGAAGAAGCTCAGCGACTTCCGCGCTCGCTACGGCAAGCGCGCCAAGGACGTAATGTACGCCACTGCCACCAAGCAGGCGATGAAAGAAGATCTAGCCCAGCCGTTGATCGGCTCGACAGATCCGACTAAAAATAAGAAGGGCAAGAAGAAAGAGATGGAGCAGTCAGCTCCAGCAGTGACACCGATCACTCTTCCAAACTTCAGCGTCGATGTAAACACTGGTAGAAACGTATGATGATCATTAAGCCACAGGGCGTAGAGGTATCGCTGGCGTCTGGCGATACTGTAGCTAATTCTACATTAGTAAGAGTTATTAATACTGGAGCTAGAGCTCCCCTGTCGTTTACTAACTCAGCGAACACGACCTACGCCAACCTGACCGTGTCTAACACCGAGTCAGTCATCGTGCAGAAGGCGTTTGACGACGTTCTAACCGGCGCCGGCATGCTCGGCGTCCCTGTAGCCTGGAAGTACTAACAATGAAGCTATTTACAGAGCTAAACGAGAATGTCTGCTACCTAGCTGAGGCTAAAGAGAACGGCGAGAAGGAGCACTTCATCGAGGGTGTATTCCTTCAGGCCAACAAGAAGAATCGCAACGGTCGCATCTACCCCATGAACGTGATGGAGAGGGAAGTAAACCGCTACATCGAGGAGGTCGTCAAGCATAACCGTGCGTACGGTGAGCTAGGTCATCCGAACGGGCCACAGATCAATCTAGATCGTGTGTCTCATCTAATCACAGAGCTTAAGCGTGACGGCGATAACTTCGTCGGTAAGGCCAAGTTGACAGACACTCCGATGGGTAACATCGCTAAGGGCCTGCTGCTTTCTGGAGCTGGGCTGGGTGTTTCGTCGCGTGGACTCGGCACGTTAAAGCCTACCAAAGACGGAATCATGGAAGTACAGGACGACTTCAAGCTTGCTACAGCGGCAGATATCGTCGCCGATCCTTCGGCTCCAGATGCATACGTCAAGGGTATTATGGAAAACGTCGACTGGGTTTACGACGCGGTCAAAGACACTTGGTTGGAGCATAAGCTAGAAGATACTAAAGCTGAAGTACATAAGATGTCTAAGACTCAGCTCGAGGAGCAGAAGCTTCGTATGTTCCAGAGCTTTATTAGCTCGTTAAAAAAGATATAAAG